TGTGATCGATAAACAGGAGGGAGTGGATCTTCCTGTTTCCCAGATTCACGTGGCCCCGGTGGCGGTGCATGGAGAGGCGCCCAAAGAAGAGAAGCGGAAGACTGTCGCTCAGGGACCAGTAGTCCCTGAGGGTAAGCCGGCTTACTCTTCGGTCAGTAATGACATGGGCGGTGATCCGTACAAGTGTACAGAGGTTAGGTTCAATTGGCCTGAGTCAATTGATCCTTTGTCTCATATTACATCACCAGACGTACCACCGTCTGATGCGCCACCAGCGAGTAGCTGCATGTTTAAGGTGCCGCAGGGCCTCCCGAGAATAAATTTACCGGGGACCCAGGTTAAGGACTTCGAGATAGTTGGTATGAGGCGGACAGTGGAAGTGTCCGTGACTCGTCGCCGTAACGAGCCCACCGTTATCAATTATGCTGGCGAGCGCCACATAATTGACCCGCGACCCTTGCATCTCCAGAACAGTCGCATTACGATGTACGAGACGTACATACAAGATGTAACCATAAGGAGCGTTCATCCGTTTCCTTGGTGGTATTTTTATCTTGTGTGCCTCGTGCCGTGGTGCTTCTCAAATATCTTTCCCCCGCAAACATACAAGTTTATGCCTGTTGTCATGAACGCGTGGACGGCTTTATCTCTGTCCGTGCTTTCTGCAGTGGGCGTTACCATGCTGATCTTGTTTAGGGTGCTGGAACGTGTTCGTTCACGCACCTTGGGCATTGTCGGCCCATACTTGGATGCTTTGCTGTCCAGGATGCCGGAGACGCATGACCAATGCATGCAGTTAGTCCGTCAGTGTGCCAGTCTGTCATTACCACCCTCGCAATACACTTCGTTGATGATCCACACTAGCGAGCTTTTCTTGAAGCTTCGCAAGTGGCAGGTCAAATTTCGCCGTGTCCATGAGGATTTTTACAGCTGGCTGCTCACGGATCTGAAGATCGCAAACCTCGAACTTGCCACCCGCGGCCGTCTTTGGGCGACGAACCCCGTCGTTTCAACGCATTCGGCGCGCGAGTTGGTGAGCAGCCGGAAATTCAGGTTCTTGGTGGCCGTAACAGTGACGTTCGCGTTGCTGTTCCTGATGTCGCTTTTGATCAGCCCGATCGCGCCGTCATATTCCAGTCTTTACCAATCGGGCCTTTCAAACCTTACGCACCAATCTGCCTTGACAGAACTGACCAGCGGACACAGCAGTCAGGACTTGTCAAACGGCTTGGGAGTGAGTATGACCTACCCGATGCCAGCCTCCTCATCGAATTTAACAGATTCGTCAGGAGGTACCTGGGAGACCACCTCAAACCACTCGGACCCACAGATCTCCTGTCATTTGAAGAATGGCTTGACACAACAAGCTACAATGGAACCCGGAAAGATTCTCTCAGGCGAGAGTGGGACAGGCTTAATGGCCAGTGCCCCTCGCCCAAGGAGGCTTCCCGAATCAAGTCATTCATCAAGACAGAATCTTACCCCACTTTCAAGCACGCCAGGTGGATCAACTCAAGAGCAGACCCCTTCAAGGTTTACTCAGGCCGTTTCTTCAAGTCCATTGAACAAGTGGTCTATTCCACCATCCCGGAGTTCATTAAGCACACGCCCGTTAGTGATAGACCTACTGTCATTAATGCCCTTCGCGGTCCTGGTCGTATTTACGTGGCGACTGATTATTCGGCGTTTGAGAGTAGCTTCTCTGCGCCTTTTATGGAAGCCTGTGAGTGCGAGCTTTACCGCTTTATGTTGCGTGCCTGGCCAGGTCATGCGGCGCGTATTTGCGCCGTCATATCGGGAGAAAACCACGGGTATACACGCCGTGGTGTAAGGTTCGTTGCAGAAGCGCGCC